CTAAACACGCATATGTCAATGCATCAGCTATATGGCTATACATATTCTTATCAGGAACATCTGAATAACGGTCGCCTACTAAACGTAATCTACGAAAACAATACTTACTTGTCAAGCCACGAATTAAATATTTACACTCATTATCAATTAAAAATGCAGGCTCACCTTTAATAAATCGTGTCAAATAATTATTAACAGCCTGCAATCTTGCACCAATGGCATTAGTATAAGCAGCAAATGCCTTAATACCCCTTGAACGAAGTGTAGTAAAACATGTTCTGGTAACATTTAACTGTGACCTTGCATTACCAGCAGGGTCACCAATAACTGTATAAGGCCAATTCATATACTTCGTTTGTAAGAGGGGTAACAGCCTCTCAACAACAAACGTATCAACATCCGTTGCATCCTCTGAAACAAGCTCATCATATACCCTAAATGTTCCATTAGGCAACACCTGTGTAATAACAGCAGCAACATATAACCCAAAATCCATGCCAATAGTTAATGGTATTCCACGAATTGGAATAAGTGGCTCTTTTGATATATGTATAGATGGTGTAAATAAACTAAATACTGGTTTACCATCCCTCGTGTAACCATATTCACCATGCACATAAATCTTCACCCAATCAGGGTCATTACCTAATACCAAATTCTGGTAATAACCTGTAGGTAAATTTGATATATTTTCAGCTTCAGGACTTAAACCAGATGGCTGCTTAAAAATAATAGATTTATTCTGTAATTCAGGTGTGGTGTTGATGAGCTCCTCAAAATACTTATAAAACCAACCATCAACATCAGGAGGGTTAGTATCAATTATAATATATGGGTAACTACACTCAAAATTATACTCCTTCAACTTACGAGGATACCTATTTATACGAGAATCTAACAATACAAATACCTCTTTCGGTATTTCACGACCCTCATTCAACCAAGCGCCACTAACTTCCAATGACAGAAGGTCTTTCAACTGTTCAGGCCTATCCAATGCTCTCAATAACCACTCCGTATCAACTATTGTCCCATCCTCTAAACCAAATTTCAACATATAACGCTGCTCATTCTCACGCCATATAGGCTTAAGAGGCATAATCCACTCATCAATAGTCTTCTTTGTAGTATCCTTCAACTCCTTAACTGTATTACGAACAATAACATACCTCGTGCGCCTAACATTAGTCCCAGGGATGACAGCCTGCTGCTGTGCAGTTCGTAGCAAATGCATTACACACGCAGACGATTTACCTGAATTATGATGAATACATCCATCAATAGTAACATAATTATTTGTTCCAAAAACCTGCATATCCCAATAAACTTCCTTGACATCACTTCGTTTTATTGATATAATAGGTAATTCTGTAATTTGTGACTCTGATTTGATGGCTAATGTTTGACCCTCAACAAGGTTTTCAACTCGTTGGTATGTATAATCACCACATAAAACAAGGTGATTGGGGGCTGCGTGCCATACGCCTCGTTCTGTTGTAACTTCAAATAAATAATCCTCACCTTTTTGGAATGCACCACTACTCAATGAAAATTGGAATTGGCGACTTACGTCGCTCCAACTTAAAACCTTGGCTGGCCAAGTTAATTGACATATTTGCATAAGGCCTGCGTCAGTAATTACTAACGTATCACCACGCACACAGCCTACAGGACCCATAACAGCCTTAATACGATGCTTATCTAACATGAATGCTTTTAGGGTTGGGGCATCATCAAAACTAAAACTAATAACCTGCGGCTTACTCATTAAACACCTCTAACAATTCAATAGCTACAGGATGACCACCAGTAGCTAAACGCTGCACTCTCTTCAATAAATCATTAAAATCATAACCATGATGTAATGCTACCTCATTCAATGCAATACAACTATCAATATGCTCAATTAAAATACGCCTAAATAAACATAATAACTCATCAATACTCATAAAACAACCTCAACATAAAATTAAAACGTTTTCATTTTAATGGCATTACATGCTCATTTCCAATGGCATTACATTATCATCTTCGATGGATTGCATAATCATTTTTTTGAGCCCCATGAAAACTTTACTAATATATATCATTTTTTTATTTTTTGAAAGATATTCTATATAAATTTTTTCAATTTTTCTTTTTCTATTTTTCTAAATAGGTATAAATTTTTTCAATTTCAATTTTCAATTTGCATTCGCAATTTTGTATTCACAATTTTCAATTTCAATTTCTATTTTTTGAAATAGGTATAAAAGCGTCACACAGTTCGGCCACTATGTGTCCAATATACCATAGGCCTTGTGTCCGATAGGCCATAGGGTGGCCAAAGATTACATGTAAGGTACGATACGAAAAATTTAATAATAACTATAATTGATAAAGTACCTTATAAGAAAAAATTGATAATGATAACTATTACTGATAAGAAATAAGATAAAAAAAAAGACCTCGACTCCAGGGAATGAAATCGAGGTCTGTTAAGAATTACTTATATAGAATGTAATACATCACAAAAACACACCAGACCCACAATGCAATTATGTATTCCATGGCTAATTCCTTTCAGTTACAACGGCAGTCTTTTTTGTGACGCCAATAACTTTTACTTTATCAGTGACTTCATTCAATGGGATTTCTTTGTATTTGTCTGCGATTTCCGCAGGCTCATAAACAAGAATTTCTCCAGTAATGTTTTCCCGCTGTATTAAATAATCCCATAAAATCGAAGCGGCATTGCGTGACATTACATTCTTCAGACAATCTGCAAAGTAATAAAAGTTTACATATGTAATCATCTTGTTAATCCTCCTTTTTATCTTAAAAAATAGTTAATCCCTTTCACAAATAACTGCAGTGCCTTGAGACGTTATGCCAATAACTTTTTCAGTGGTAACTTTATCCAAGGGAATTTCCTTATACGTATTTAGGATTGCCCATACATCGTAGAATATCGGTTCCCTTTGAATCATTTCCTGTTGCTCCAGATAATCCCATAAAATAAACGCAGCATTAGGCGAAAATATCGAGCGCAAGTCATGCGCAAATTTCTGAAATGTTAGATATGTAAGCATGGTGTTAGCCCTCCCTTGGATGGTTTCCCTAACGTAAATGATACATATACATTTAATAACTGTGGAAAATCAAATTCAACTTCATAGACTTTCCATTCGATAAAATCAGGATTATTTGTTAGAAACTTTTCCCATTGAGATGATTTGATTGCAGGAATAAAGAAATGGCAATAGCACACATCCCGATGATTAACACAAGATAACGTTTGCACGGCATATGGTAATTTACTCGTTTTTAATAATCCATTTAAGACAATGATTGTTACTATTTCTTTTTCTCTCATTTTTTTAACCCTCTCTTGGATTGCTTATCTAATGGAAATGCGACATATACAGTACTTACTTTAGGAAAAGCTGAATCTACATCGTAAATTTTCCATCCTATAAAATTAGGATTATTCTTCAAAAATTGTTGCCACTTATAATCATGAATGACATGTATAAAAAAATAACAATAGCAAAGATTCCGATGCTTATAACAACCTATCGTCTGCACCGCATAAGGTAATTCACTTTTTTCTAACAAACCATGTAATTTGGTTATTGCCACCATTTCTCGTTTAGTCATGATTTTAATTCCTTTCTTTTTTTATTAAAAATTTATATAAACAACCGTGCCCTTATTAGTAACATCGAGCACGGTTGTTTCCTCTCTTAAAAAATCAAGAATAATTGCATACTTTTCTTCTTCTGTAATATCATCTTCTAACATAATGCCATAATCTTTTATGATTTCTTCCGGTGTTTGCTCGATAAAATCGCACCGGATGCCTACTGGGTCGTATTCGATTTCTTGGCCCGAATCGTTTTCTAATTCTGTTAAATAATCCCATAAAAGTTCAAGCGCATTATAGGAAAATGGATTATAAGGCGCACCTTGCATCCATTCAATAAAATCATTTTTAGATAATGTATATTTCATTTTATTTTACCTCCCTTTCTTTTTTAATTTCTTTTTTGAATAACTTTATAGCCATTTTTTTTGTATAGCCGAAAAATGTTTTTGTTATCAAATAACTGTCAATTATTTCAGAAATAATCCATTGCCCTTGCCGGCCCTTTTCTATAATCATTTTTAAACTCCCTTGTTTATTTGAAATGATAAACGTTAAAATGTAATCCATCGGCCGATAAAGAATACATGTAAATATAATTTTTATAATCTTTATCCCTTTCATAGAAAAAGCACTTATCGGAATAAGGAACTTTTAAAACTTTGATAAAATCAAAGTTTTTTATAATCCCTCCCGAATATGATAAAATGTCATTAACAGTTAAATAGTAAATATATTTTTTATTTCCTGTTATATAAAACTTATATTTACCATTTTTCACGCCTTTAAAACTTAACTTATTCCCGATTGCAAAACCTCCCTTGAGTAAACTCCCGTCGCTTAAAAATTCAGTAACCATTTTTTTAGACCTCCCTTTTTCATTTTTTTATTATTCTGTCATTTTTAATAATAAAAAATTTACCATCTTGCGCAAAAACACCATCGTCTTTTATGGCAAAAACAGTAACATTTTGTTGCTGCCTACCATAAAAGTAATGTGCGTATGAAATTATTTGGCAATTATGAACGGGTTGGATAAAACCCTTTCTAATGCAGATATATTGATTGGATGGCGGGTTGGGCAGGAATTGAGTCAAGTGCTCAATTCCTTTTGTGATAAAAGTGAATGGCCTATCCGCTGAATAAAACTGATAAAGATGTTTAGCGCCTTTTTGGCCGAAATGCAGAACATAGCCCTTGGCCGGCAAGTCTTGTTTAGACAATCCGTAAATAATCATATTTTTGTACTTAATCATAATTTTATCCCTTTCTTGGATTTAATTTTTTGAAACAAAAAACCCTAAAGGACATGGATTTTTATTCCATGCCGATTAGGGTTAAAATTAGATATTAAAATCATAAGAGTATGTATGCCATTTAACGCCTGCGGCAGACATATACCCTCTGTAAAATACTTCCGGGTTGTCCCGGTCCTGCTCGAAAAACAAACAGGATTTTTGAAACGGAAGCCTTAAGACATCGATGGAATCGTATCTTTTTACGATTCCATCACTTGTGGAAATGATACAATCTTCCGTAAAGTAAAAAAGATATTTGGGTTTTCCAGTGACCAGAAACCCATAATACCATGGGTCTCTGTGGAGACCCGTGTAAATCAACCGATCACCTATAGCAAAGTTACCATTTTTTACACCTACGCCCTCAACCTCAAATGCCGTTACAATCATTGTCTTAACCCCTTTCCTATAGTGTATTTAATTTCGCTTTTCAGCACTTCCATCCTATCATATCTCATTGCAATTGCAACCTTGATATTCTTTTATTCCGGGCTCTTATCTTTGAGGTTAAAAAAGGACAGGAAACATCGGGATTCCGCAGGCGGGAGGATAGGATATATACAATGTGTGCTACAATGGGCGCCCGATTAAGTTTTTTAAAAACAATAAAATTTTTTTGGGACTGTTATAAAGGATAGGCCTATAACAGCCCCAGGCATGATAATGTTTTAAATGAGTTATTTCTCGAGATAAACCAGGCCTTTTGACGTCTCGCCTACAAATGACCGCCAGTCGGAAAGAATTAACTCATCGGTAGCAAGAACAGCCAGAATATCAGCGGGCATACATTCTATATCGTCGAGTCGGGCCAGCAACCAGTCAAGACGCTCCATCAAATCCCAAATCGAGGTCTCACGGTAGGTGTCCACAATGTAATCCTTAACGGATTCAGTCAATTCAACGCCAGGCCCCAAAAATTCATTGACATGCTCAAAAATAACCTCGAGGGCTTCATCTGATAAAACCTCGGGGTCAACATACCACCGCATTTCTGCAACGAACTCATCACAGCTAATTGTTTTTAACATAATTTTATCACCCCCTTTCTTTATCGTATGATTTCAGTATATAAATGAGCTTTGGATATGATATTGAGTTTCTTTGCACACAATACCACCTGTTCATTGGTTCCATTCCATATCTCTCCAAAGCTGTTTATTTCTTTGCATTCAAGCCCAGCCTTTTTGAAACAGCTCTGAATTCTTTTTGACAATAAAACTGGCGCCAAAGAACTTAATCTAATTTTCATGTTCCTAATCCCCTTTCTTGTTTTTTGGTGATTCCAATATATCAAAAAAAACCTGCAATGCAACCCCTATCAAATACAAGGTATAACAGAAAAAATCCTACATATAAAAGTAAACCCTGAAACGATAGCCCATAAAAATAATAAACCTACAATGTGTGCTACCACTACAATGTGTGCCAATCGCCACAAAAAATGAAAACGTTTTCATTTTTAGTTTAGCCAAAGATTATTAGGTGAGCCAAACATAAGCATAAAAAAATATATGGGGAAAAGCTTATTGCCCAAAGACGGACTCGAACCGTCATGACCTTGCGGTCGAGAGATTTTAAGTCTCTTGTGTTTACCAATTCCACCATTTGGGCGTAATCAAATTTTTACATATAAATATTCCGAAACTTCATGTATTTAAAAAAACACATTTCTTTAACTTGCCGTTAACAACGTTATAACAATGACCATTATGTTCAAAAATACCATTTTCCGCCATGAAAAAAATTGTAATATCCAATTTATGTTTATTATAGTAACAATAAGCATAGGATACTATTGCCCCTTTCTCAACAATTTTCACAAATCCTTTGCGAATGAAAAGCCATTGGCCTTCACTCGAAGGATAAAAATAATAAAACTTTTGCATGCCCTTTTTCTCCCCAATAAGGGCAACAGAACCTTTAACAGGCAACTCTTTTTTCTTTATCCCATAAAGAATGAAATTTTTATATTTAATCATGGTTTGCCCCGTTCTTGTGATTTTTGCCTTATCAGCGTCTTGTTGCTTGCTATATTAGTAAGCCTTTTTGACGTGGTCAAGAGCTTTTTTCAAACGGCAAAACCTCAACGGAACAAACTGTCTCATTTTCCTTATAATAAGACCGTCCCATTCTCTTTTCGAACTCATCTCGATACCATATCTCGACTCGCAAAATGCCCGTTCGATAGTTACATAATAAATGCCAAATTTCAGATAAGAGCGCATTTGGTTCATCATCTGAACTTTTACAAGCTAAACAATTCAGTAAATTTTCAAAAACCTCATCAATAACCTGAAATTTCTGTTGAAATGACTCTATCAATAACATTTTTTCCTGTTCTGACATATCCATAATTCACTCCTCCTTTTAATTGATTTCTGTGCTTTCTAATCTTTTCTTTGCCGCTTCAAAATATTCTTTTTCTATCTCTATTCCAATAAACCTTCGGTTCATTTCAAGGGCTGCAATACCTGTTGAGCCAACCCCCATAAAAGGGTCTAACACAATATCGTCTTTATTTGAAGCTATTTTTATTAAATGTTTTAGTAGTTTTATTGGTTTTTGGGTTGGATGTTTTGGATTATCAAGTCGTTCCGGCCCCATACAAATTGAACTCTCAAAAAAATTGTGCATTTCATTCTGTTTTCCAAAATTCCATGTATGTCCTTTATTCCACATGCACACTATCATCTCACAGCTATTCAGAAAGCCAGCCTTCCTAAATTTAGGAACAGGATTTGTTTTGTGCCAGATAAAAAATTGAAATGTATCAAATATTGGGTCAAATATTTCATGCCATTTACCTATCAGATTATAGGAGCAAAAAGCAAAAATATTCCCAGTCGGTTTTAAAATTCTTACAAAATCATCTTTTACTTTAACAGGGTCAAAATTTTTATCCCATTTTGCCACGTCATTGTTTATTTCTGCTCTCCAATCAAACTTCATATTACCAGTTGAGTATTGACTTAAGTTATAGGGAGGGTCAGTTAAAATAAAATCAATAGAATTATCTGGTATTTCTTTTAAATAATTAAAACTATCTTC